CCACCCTGTGAGCGATAAACCGATGAGGCGACTAGCGCAGCCTGTATATCACCGCGCTTGTCACCAATTGGGCTTAATCTGTCGAACTCGATCCACATTTTCAACTCGCTAGCTGTGATGGTTTGCGTTAATTCGTGAACCGTTCTGCCCAGACGAAGCGCAAGCGTCATCAGGAAGAAAGTGCCGGGGTCTCTGACTTTTTTTCAGCGGTTGCCGATGAGGTGCTAAGGTCTAGCGCTTGTTTCAGAAGTCGGGCGTGAACGGGACCATAAATGGCCTCGACCTGAGATTTATCTTCAGCGGTGAATACGGGCTGATCGTTGTCATCGAGTAGCACATCAATAAATAGCACAACGTCGGCCTGCATATTGCGATGAGCAACCTGAGCGGCGCTCAGCGGCTGTGAGTCTTCGTCTTCATTCTGCTCTGGATTGATAATCTGACGCCATTCCAGCCACGCCTTTCCCGATGGCTCACGTAATTTTACCGACACATTTTCCCATTCAGGAACGGAGACGACTGAGGTTCGAAAGCCAGACATGGGAGCAAGGGCTAGTGCACGTAATGCATTTTTCATTATTGAACTCACTTTCAAAATTAAACGTTAAAAAAGCGGCCTGAGCCGCTTAGCTTGTTGCGTGAATACGCTGTGGTTTGCCCTTCAAGCGAAGCGTATAAGAAGCACTCACCACGCCTGCCGTTGCCACAGACCATGAGTTTTGGCGCACTTCAGCAAGGAAGGCGTAGCCGTTACCTGACGGGAAAGTGACCTTAAAAGCGCGCAGCTCATCATTTTCATAAGCGGTTTCCAGCTCATCCAAAACCGGATCATCCGCTGCCCAGTTACGGGTCAGGCTTAATTCACCCGGCGCGGCGAGTCCATTGGTCATTTCCTGCTCGGTAGAACACAGCGTGGTAACATCGATATCTGACTTTTGCCCGCCGGTATAGCTGATTTCACGCGTAGCACATTGCCCTTCAAGCCACGTCGCCCCAATGGGATCGACTTCCGTTGCAGGGCCGTCAGTAATCGACAGTTTTGTACCCTGCGTTTTTTCATATTTACTGCTCATGAGTTTTCTCCAGACATAAAAAAACCACCTTCCGGTGGCTGTTGTGGGCTATTCCCATATTTGGACTTCAAGCGTTGCCCGATAGAGCGATGTATCAGATTCGTAACCACTCGTACGGTTTACATTCACGGGTTTTAGCGGTTCTAGCGCTAATTGCACCTGTTGCCTAAGGGCGCTGGCATCATCAATGGTGCTGGCGTATGCATCTATTTGCACAGTGATAGCTGTTTCAGCCTGACCGCATAGAACATCGCCATCAACTTCTGAAACCAGAGAGAAGATGATCCACGGCGGCGATACAGCTGGTTCACCTTGGGCATTGAGTTTTACGACATAAGGATAAACCTGCCCACCCGCCAACGGCTTAAGATAGGGTTTGATATCTGCCTCAGTCATTTCGCTAACACCTTATCGATCGCTTCATTCGCTTTATCAAAGGCTGCCGATGTTGCTTCTTCCTGCTTGGCATCAAAGGCAGGACGAAGAAATGGAGCAGGAGGCAGCTTTGAGGTGCCAAGCTCAACAAAACGCCAGTAAAACGCATTATTTCTATTACTGGCCTTCATTTTGTTGTCACTGTTGCCCGTCGATGGGTTTGTTCCTCGAACATGGACGCCAGACATAATGCCACCGCCGCGATCGCGCATGGTGACAACAACGATGTTGCGCGCTAACTTTCCCGTTCGTTTAGGGGCCCGCTTAACGGCCTCATCCTTAAATACCGTTGCCGCTGCACGCGTGGCCGCTCGCATAACGCCGCGATTTTCCGCACGACTTAAAGCCTCGAGATCTTTCGACAGATCGAGCAGCCCAGAAAAATCGAGATTGGTGTCAATCATGATTTCACTCCGCTTTTACACAGAATTTCCAGCATTTCACCCGAGGTGTCAGGTATAGGCTGGCTGGATACTTCCAGAATTAAACCTTTATAGGGCCCAGTAAGAACCTTTAATCTCGATGCAGCGGAAATATCTGTTCGAAAACGCATCCATACACGATTCGTTATCTCGGCCTTTTCGGCACCCGATGCGACCAACTCACGCCCGCTAATCCCCTTAACTTCTGCCCAAGCTGTTTTACCATCACTCCATATTTCCTGCTCCTGACCAGATGGCAGCTCAACAGTAGAAAAATTTTGAATGGTTACCCGATGGCGCAATCGACCGATTTGCATTGCTCCTCCTGACGATTTAATACTTACAGAATTGTTGGCTTTCGAAGATCATAAATCAGCATTGAAACAGAGTAAGGAAGCTCGCCCTGTTTCAGCTTTTGCTCTTCTTCACCGCCACGATTCCTGTCGAGATAGCCGAGTAATATAAGCAAGGCGGTTTGCACTCGAGTGAGTGGCTCGCCTTTAATCAATGTTCCAGAGTCGTCAACAATGAGATCTCGACTCCCCTGGACATAAGAAAGGATCGCTGCGCTACCGCCCTGAATTTTCAACGTCAAATCTGGATCGCCGTAATCATCATCAATACGGAGGTGCATCTTCGCTTCATCAAGCGTTACGAGCTCAATCACGTTTTATCCCTCCCATCCCGTCCTCGCTTGGTTGCTAGCGTCCAGCCTTTGGAGCCGTTTTCACCCGGTTTATCTGTCGAATCTTGATCGCAGTGCCACATCGAACCGCCCCAAGTGACCGTATCGCCAGCCTGATACGCCTCACCAGCCTTGAATACACCACGGTAAATCATTGCAGGAATAGCGAAAGATTTGCTCTCAACCGCGCCGCTGGCGCGCGTCACCGTGACGGTAAAGTTCCGCTCATCGGTGCTGCTGACGTCAATACCCAATACGCCATCAACAAGGCATTCCCAACCTCGCATACCGTGTGTCTTTTCGTAGGCGCGCCACAGACCACCAGAATGCGTCGCATAGCTGCCACGCGGGTAACTTTTCTCTTCATCAATAAACGGCAATACTTCGAGCTGGAGTGCGTCACGCCCATCCTCCCCTTTGGTGGGTTCCGGCGCTGGAAGCGCGGCAACGGCCTCTGCGACGAGTACGTCAACATCGGGTAATTGTGGCACCTCTGGCACTGGAAGTTCAGCTACCGCGGCTTTGACCATCTGTTCCAACAGCGGTTTCACATCCTCAGTCGTGACACTTTTTCCCGGCTCCGGCGCTGGAAGCGCGGCAACAGCCTCTGCGACAAGTGCGTCAACATCGGGTAATTGTGGCACCTCTGGTGCAGGGATAAGCGCTGCGATTTCGCTGGCCAGTGCTGAAATATCCGGTTCTGGAACATCGATGTTCAGGGAGGAGCTTAGTGACGATAGCTTTTCCTCAAGCACCTTATCACGTTCATTTAGTTGCTTTTCAACACTCTCCCTCAGCTCTGATAGCGCAGCCCCGAACTCCTCGCTGACGGCCTTAATTATTGCCAGTTCACGTTCATTCATTTGGCAATCATTCCTCTTATCATGGCTTTCATTGCAGACACTTCATCAGAAGACAATGCTTTAGCAGGTTCTTCCTGCTGTACCGGTTGCCGTGTGGATGATGTTTTAAAGGGATCACCTGAAGCATCGCGCCGTGCCAGCGCAGAAAGGCTGTAGTTTTGCTGCTGAAGATAGAGTGCATCACCACCATCAACGGGCGGTAGATTCTCTTTTTTGCGCGCTTCGTTCGGCGTGAGGATGGTATTTTTTACCCCTTCCCCAAGGGTTTTCATTCGACGTTCGCTATCCATACGGAGTAGCGCGCCAATATCTAATTCAACGCGTTTTTTAGCATCAAGCTCAAATGTCTCTTTGAGTAACGCCTCGATAGACTCAATTAACACCTGAAGACATTGGGAATAATATTGCTGCTCAAGAGATTCAATGTTGTCGTAAGACGGCATTTCGCCAACGCCAACTTTATACGCAGGAACATGGAATGCGGAACATACCACTTCAGCGGATAGTTTTTGTTGGGCCACAGTTTCAGCATCAACCGCTGACATGCTTATCGATTTATAGTCTGACCCACCAGAAAGAAGCCCTGTCTTGCCCGAGTTCTCCCCTGTATATCCAGCGTCCCACGCCTCTTTAATCTCCCTTGCCTTAGCTGAGTCCACCGCTCCGGGGACAGTGATTACCCCGCTAGGTTTCCCGCCGTTTTTAAAGAAAAATGCAGAGCTTTCCTGAATATGATTTCCCTGCATGGCAGCTATTGCACAGGCATAGATTGGAGAAACGCCAACTAGCGGATGGAAAAGGCAGTTAAAGCGATCATGGATAATCTCTCTTGCTGGCACGGTAACTTGTGTTGGCAACCCGCTTATGTTCTCAGGACTAATCTGGTAAAAAACCGAACCATCATCCGCCACAAGCGGAACCACTTTGTCGGGGTCAAGAATGCGCAGTTCTACAATGTTCCCTGCGTTATTTTTCACCTTCATCACGTAGGTATTACCGCGTGAAAGCTTTGAATTCATCCAAGTTTCAAAAAACTGAATGCTATTCTGAAACTGGTTTGGCTTATTGATGAGCCTATCGAAACTCGCATTATCAATTTCTTTCCAAATCCCGTCTGAATCTTTGGCTTGTACAGACGGTGACATTTTTGAAATATCGCTAGCAATAAGAGTGATACAAGAAAAAATCGCATGAAAAGAGAGAACTGTCTTGTTATCAACCTCTATATTTCGCTGCCATGCGCCAGCGAATGGTTCCCTGATATGTGAAAAAATCGGCGTCCAACCGCGAGATGATGGTTGCTGTAGCGTTTTTTCTTTCCGCTTAAAAGGATTCCACATCAGCCATTCTCCACGTTAGCTTTCTTCTTTTTTTGCCCACCAGCGCGACGTTCAGGTATGAATTCAGCTATACCGAGCAAAACCAGCACCTTCGCACACTGGTCGCTCACGTCTTTTTCATCGCTGGGTAATGAATCATGCGTTCGCTGAAGGTATCTAATTTTTGCCATAAACATGGCGGGGNAATCCCCGCCCCTCCGGTTTTATTAGCTGGTAGGAGTGGATCCATAGTTAACATTGGTGATAACAGCTACGGCTGCCGTGCGGCGACGCTTCCAGTTGATCCAGCGTTCGGCGCGGATGGCCACGCTATTAGTCTGGAACATGGAAACCATCTCAGTACCCGTCGGTGTCACGCTATCACCAGTAGGATCACTTTCCATTTCAAGCGAAGCTTCACGGGACATATCAACCGCTACACCGCCATCATCGGCCAGATAGATATCTGGTGCATTCAGCAGCGTCAGGTTAGTCCCTGCGTACTGAGAAACAATGGCTGGAAGCCCTTGGAAGGTACCGCCCAACAACGTCATCTCTGGGTACATTTTCTGACCTAACGCATTCTTTTTCATGGAAAGCGCTAGCGCGTTTGTACTGGACATGATCCAAACCCCGCCCGTTGGTTGCAGGTTTGCCACCACAAACTGACCAAAGGCAGCTTCAGCATCTGCATCCGGGTCGCCGGTGGAAGAAATACCAACAATGCCATTAGTGATGGACGCCGGTGATACATTGGCAACTTCAGATTTAGCTGGGTTGATGAAATCAGTATCCAAGCGTGCAATTACCGCTTCAGCCAATGCATTTCGTACCAGCGCATCTGCGGCTGGGTTAGAAAAACGGATCAGTTCATCAGTTAGCACCGCAATGGCAGCTACCTTAGAGAACCCGAAGGTAATCGACTCAAAATCAAATTTGGTCAGTGGCTTGGCTTTACCCTGTCCAACCCAGTTAGCCGAACCGCCTGAGGTCTGCGCTGGAATGCGGATATTGAACGGAACTTGACGAAGTGATGGGATAGTACCTTGTCCAAAGCGACCAATGATGGTCTGAGGACGCAAGAACTCAACGAAGTCATTTGCATACTCTTGGTATTCAACCAAGCTACCAGCCCAAGAAGGATCTGTCGTAGTACCGGCACCTACTGCAGCTTTCAATACATGGTGAAGCTTTGAATCAAGCGGATATTGTTTCTTTGCAATTTCCAGTGCTTCTGAACGGCTTCCGTTAGCCGCTGCAAGTGCCTTTGCAAAGCGCGCAAACGCAATCCCCTTTTCAAGCTTTGGCTCAACCTTAATAATGGCTGGAGCACGATTATCCACAACTGAAACCTCTCCTGATGCCGCTTTAGCGACGGGTTTCGCCGTGGAAGCCATGTTATTTTCCATATCACGAAGACGTTTTAGGTGTTCGTCTACGGATTTCACTTCAGAGGAAATGTTGTCGTACTGCTCAGTTTCTTCTGCGTCCAAAGTTCGACCTTCATCAGCGGCTTTGCTCATAATGTCACCCAGTGAACCAGCTAGCGCTGCGCGTTTGTTCTCAAAGCTTTTGATCTGCTCTGCGATATTCATAGTTTTTCCTTTATTTCCAATAGATTTCTTTGCTGTAGCGCCAGCAGATGAGGTTGTTGTTTCGACCGGAAGTTTCTGTGTGCCTGACGCGGCGAGTAACTGGCGATCGAAAGATTTAACAGTTTGGATAGAGCACTCAGCATTAGCCGGAATGGTTACCGCCGAGACTTCAAGCAAATCCCAAGATAAGAAGCGAATGCCGCCCTCATCCAGAAATGAATACTCAATAGGACGGAAGCCTATAGATAACCCACGAACCAGACCTGCCTTAATGGACGCCCACGCCTCATCAAGACGGGCCGCGAGCTGAGATGGCATATCGGGGGTTGGCTTAACCAGCTTCGCTGTTATCTGTAAACCCTCTTTCACCATCTTCGGTGTACAAGTGCCAATGGGTTGAGAGCGATCGTGTTGCCAAAGGAACGGCGTATCACTGCGAAATGCTGCACCTCCGGGCTCAAGAATGTCACCATCTCGATCTGGCGATGGCGTGGAGGCAATGCCGGTAATAACCCTCTCATCCTCGTTTACCGATTTCACCGTCATGAGGGTGCATGCGCGATTAAGCGTCATTTACTAACCTCCAGATATGAAAAAACCCGCCGTGGCGGGTCATTAACTGACGTATTTATCATATGAAAAATACCTGATAGTCCTGTTTCTTTGCCTCGGGGTTCAGCGCCATCAGCGAAACAGCGTTAAACAATGCCATTAGCGGGTCAATTTTCCCCTTGCCGCTGGCCTGTTTGGTTATGAGTATTGCGTTACCTTTTGGCTCAACGCGCGCGTTACCGACACACCAGGCCATCATGGGTTGACCACCATGAACCAAAACCCCCTCAGCTAACTTCCGCTCAGTAGTTTTTATCGCACCGCCAAGCCGCCAGCCCTGACTTACACCGACAACGGATTCGGCAGGTATTTCTACCTCTGTTAGCGCATCAAGTATTGAACCGACGCCAGATGGGTCGATACCTACTTTATCTAAGAGATCCGCCTCATGAATACGTCCGACATAATCAGCAAGTTGTTCAGTGTCCTGTCCAACTGAGTCAACAATCGTCAGATCACCATCTCGCTGAAAGTCCAATAACCGCGAAGCTTCGCTTTTTCGGCGCTCCAACACGATTTTATGAGCCCAGGCATGACACCAGCTAAGCCATTCTCGGGTTTCTTTATCTCGACCAATCGCCGAAAGGCCAAGCAAGTCATCAAGCCCACCACCATCGATACCGACAGTGATTACCTCTGCTCGGAGGAGAATTTCCTCAAAGCTAACCTCGCGAGTTTGCTGTTCCCAAAAATCCACGCCAGCCCAACGATCACTACGCAGATTCAAACCAATCTCAATATTGAGGTGCTTGGCTAAAAATTGTTGCAGTGTACCGTCTGTCTTTGTCTGGTTTTTACGTAGTTGGTCTTCAAGCCACTCCGCATTCACCGATCGTCCCATATTGGGGTTGGTAATATAAAAGTTTTCAGGCAGAAGATACTTTTTGCTTTCAACCATCGGATCTGGAAACTCATAAAGAATGCCTAGCGTTTTGCGATCCGGTATTTTTCCATCACGAACATCTCGCCAATACTGCAGCTTTTCTTTGAAAACCCCCGCTGGCGGTTCATCACTTTGAGTGGTCAGGAAGATCACCCACCCCTCATCGCGTGACACCTGCCCACCGAGAGCTTCCATAAACATGGCTTCAGCATTTTGCCGTTTACCAAACAACCAGAGTTCATCGACCAGAATTCGCCCGGCCTTCTTGCCCGAAACTGTATAGGTATCAGCGGCCACAACCTTCAGGGTATTGCGCGTGACGCGGTGCGTTATTGTTCTAATATGGTCCTGAATCTGGAACATATCCGATAATTCCTCGTCAGCGCGGATCATCCCAGCAGCCGGTTTAAAGCTGTTATCGGCAACTTCTTTGGTTGGTGCCAGAATGAGATGCTCCTCATCTTCACGCCAGCACAGGATCACCGCTGTCAGCATAATGCCTGCGGCTATGGTCGATTTAGTGTTCTTTTTGCTGATCAGCAGACCATATTCCCGAATAAGTTGCTTTCCCGTCTCAGCTTCATACCCACCAAAAATAGCCCTAACGAAATCGAATACCCATTGCTCGGAGCACTCACCAAATGTCGGCTTTCCCGGTAAATCTGAAACCCGAAGTTCTTTAAATATTCCCAGCGCGTATTCAGCCTGATCGGAAAATATCGGGGGAGGAATAATCGACGCCCTTTCAACTAGGCGCTTTTCCCAGTCAATGCAAGCCGTGGTCCACTCAGTCATGGATTACCCCTTGTTATTTACGACAAGCTTCGGCGGTGCCATCGCACCAAATTTGCTAGCACCGGCCGCCGCTTTTGCCGCTGCGTTACGCGCATCTTTTTTACCCCCTTCACCTTTTTTAGGATGTATATAAGGAAGCATGGATTTTGCGGCATCTTTTCTGGTGAGAATATCTTTGGTTGGGTCGTTCATGACGTCCCTAAGAAACTCCAGCGGATCATCATAAGCCGCAAATTCTTGGCTTTTTTTCTCGGGTTTGTCTTCTGGGGTGTTTACCGTTGGGGTGTTAACATTTCGGCGGTATACAGGAACCTCATCAACTTCAATTTTTTCCGTCTTTTTCCGTCCAATAAATGCGATGACTTCCGGGTCTTTCGCAAGCTGCGATCCCTTTGAGCGCGCGGACTTCTCCGAATATCCCGCATTAATGGCTGCCGCTTTTTGAGATATCCCAGTCATCAGCGCAAGAGCAAATTTTCGCTTCTGCCCTGTTAACATGTTTATACCCTCCAAAGGGGGATTTTTTCTGTACGTGAGAGAGGTGGCGGTGTCCAGCTTGATCGAGGTTTACTTTTGTTGATACCCCCCCCCCACACTTGATGTTGATGAAAATCGTTATCATTCAGTGGAAAATGATTTCAAATGCACCTATAACGGACATGTATTTGATATTGATTATCATTTAATTTAAATCACGATAACGTCATCACTTCCTATGGGTTCAGGCGCTTTGCACCGAAGGGCTACCTCGTCAGGCTGTCCTGCTGCGGCCTCCCTTGCCGATTTCCCATCATGGCAAGCAGTGCACAATGTCCAAAGATTGGCTTCATCATTAGTGCCTCCGAATTGAAGCGCGATGCGGTGATCGAGCTGGCTGTCATACAGGTCAACAACACGCTGGCACATACAGCAATGACCTCCGTCACGCCTGTAAATCCTGCGTTTCATGCCAACCCTAGCACTACCACTGATGCGTCGTTGCTCACCATAGACAGGTTTAAGCCGGCGAGTTTCGATGGCTTTCAGTCGTGGCTGCAGCGTCTTTAACTTAGGCATGCAACCTCCATGCTTTCCTGCGCTCTGTCCTTGGCATTCCGTCTTGCGGCACTTCAACTGGCTGTCCGTCTTCGTGGTCAACGAGTGAGTAGCACGGATAAACTACCGAGCCACCGTAGGCATCACCAACCGCATAGTCTGCCGCCTTGCTGCTATCCCATCTTGCCAGCACGCGTGGCAGATGTTGCCGGGGCACGCTGTAGCACACACCATGAATCAACCGAGGCATAGTGATAAAGTCAGCGCGGCTCTTATCGGCTATGACTAGCCTCTCTGCTATTTGCATCTGATACTGTGGTGGTCTGCCGGTGCCCAGATAAAAGCTAACGAGGTTATCGGGGAAGCGTACCAACCATTCCACAACTGCCACATTGAAATCAGGCACCAGCAATGCATCGTCTTCAATCACGACCACCCTGCAAGACTGCTCAGCAGCCCATTCAAGCGCTCGGCGATGATTCCAGTTGGCTCCATGGTCACCACTATCAATTAGCAGAACGGCGCCCAGTGACTCAGCCAAACAGAGTGCCTGCTTGTAGCGTGAGTGGTGCCCAACCACTACAAACTTAATCTCTTCAGCCACCGTAAATTCTCCAATAAAAAAGCCGCGCAATGGCGGCGAATGTTTAAGCATCAGAGTGTTACTGTGCCTTACCCCTTGTTACTATGTGTGTTCAGCCCGTCTATGCCCTAACACAGACGTTCATAATAATGAGGGATGGCTGATTACCTCAGTTAAGGAAATACCGATGGATCAACAAACAGCAGCGCTAATACAGAAAATTACTCTACTCGAACAGAAGATGGCGAAACAAGGTGCGGCAACAAACTTTGTGATTACACATATCATCGACCTTCTCGACGAGCAATCTGGCGATGAAAAGTTTTCTTCCAAGCTCAAGGGCTCTCTTTCAGAATCACTTAATAAACTTAATCACGGAGTATCAGTACAGATTAAGTCAGCTATTAATGATCTACTAGCGCCGGCCTTCAGGGAGCAGTTCAAACCTGAACCTGAGAAGTTTATTAAGTAGTTATAAGCGGCCATTAGGCCGCTTTATTGATATCGCAGTTAACAGAACTAATAATATCCGCAGCTTTTCTCATAGCTTCTTTTTCATAATATTCAATAGTTCCATCTTCATATCGCGGAATTAAGACTTCAACACGAAAGACGTCTAATGATGGTAAACCTCTTGCATTAACGCTCACTGTGGCATTAATACCATCACCATTAGCTGTAAGGCATGAAACTCTTAACTCGTAGTTTTGAGACATTGTTAACTCCTATTAAATTTATTTATGACGCCACCAGGCGCTCTCCTTACCAAAACCATCCGTCTTAAATACTGTATGCACGCGTGGGCCGGTAACCACACGATCGCCAAACGACTTAGCGACAATACCGAACGCGCCCATATCAACGGATGTAGGCGGTGCTTTCTCAATACTCCAGAACCGTTGGCTTTCAATGCGGTAATACAGACGAATGATGCGATGTGCAAACTCCATCACATCTTCACGGCATCCGCCAAGCAGCCCAGCGTTGAGCAGTACCTCAGCCTTATGCCTATCGAAGAATGAATGGTAAGTCTGCCCATGGTGATTCTTCTTCATCCACGGATCCGAATATGTTGTAGCCTCGGAACCAACGTAAATCTTACCGGGCTCCATCTCATCCCATGGCTCACTTAACATCTCGACATCGGTACCGTCAGTACACCAGACAAGATGGTACTCAGGGTGAGCTCTCAGGTGTTGATAGATATGCAACCAGCGCGCAAAGTATGGACTCATGCGCAGAACTGGAATCTCGAATAGACCGGCGCCAGTTGGAGATTCTTTCAACTCATCAGCCAGAACAACCGGCAGTGCGCCGGATATAGAATCTGCCCATGCCTGTAACAGTTGCGGATCCGCTTTCATGCTGACAACGCGCTGAGGGTCTGGTTGGCTCGTCAGTAACGTGGTGATAACTACGTTCGGATTCCGGGAATATGATGCAAAACCGGTGTATCCGGTATCACGGCGGCCGTTATAAATGCCGACGTTGCGTTTCACCAACGCCTCACGCTCAGGCCGAGAGACTGAACGATTTACCTGTTCATGCTCATCGAGCGAATAAATAAGCTTTTCCGAGCCGACTACATCAGCAAAGGCCCACGTGGTTAATCCAGCGTTATGAATGCGCAACGCCAAATCAGGGTGCTCGTACATACCACTGCCATAGATAGGGTCGAAACCGCCAACCTTCTCGATGGCGCTGCAATGGTAATACAGCATCACGCCGCGCTGACCGGTATAAGCAACGTGCTTATTGTCGCGATACAGCTCGGCCATATCGTTCAATTTCTTCGGCCCTGCCAAATCTTT